CCAGATGATTGAGCTTCTACATACTCACCCTGCTGGGTTTAAGTTTGATGTTATCAAGTATACCAAGGATAAAACCACAAAGAGAAACACCCAAAGGCCTTCTACTGATGAGGAGGCTCTATTGGAACTACGGAAAATAGATAAGTCGGGTTTTATAGATAGGCTGCTAAAGCATAGAGAACTACAGAAGCTATTTAGCACTTATATGATTGGTATAAGAGATAAACTAAGCATAAGGAACAAGATTCATACAAGCTTTCTCTTGCATGGGACTGTTACTGGGCGTCTTTCCAGTAGAGAGCCTAATCTTCAAAACATTCCCCGTAGTACAACCACAAGCGATATAAAAAAGATGTTTGTTTGCCCCAAGGGGTTTGTATTACTGGAGGTGGATTATTCCCAAGCTGAACTTAGAGTAGTTGCAGAATTAGCGGAGGAAGAGACCATGCTCAATTGGTTTAGGGAAGGTCAGAACATCCACACTGCGGTTGCAGCTCAACTTGCAGGGTGGGGGGATAGGATATCAGAAGTTAAAGCCATACTAAAAAATCCTGAACATCCCGATAACCTATTCTGGGAGAAACAAAAGAAGAAAGCCAAGATTGTAAACTTTGGTATACTATATGGCCAAACTGCTGAAAATTTGGCTGGTTCTATGTCCTCAGAAACAGAGAGAGTAACATCAGAAGAAGCCCAAGAGTTCTTGGATAAGTGGCTAGACACCTTTCCAAGAATCCGAAAATATATGAAGAATACCCATAAATTTGTAAAGGAGCATGGGTATGTAAAATCACTATTTGGTAGAAAAAGAAGATTACCAGGGGTATATTCTGAACTTAGAGGGGAAGTTAATAAAGCCCTAAGAGATTCTGTTAATGCCCCCATACAAGGAACCGCCTCTGACTTCACTCTATTTAGCTCCATAATTATACATGAGGAAAGGCTAAAGGGAACTCTTCCAGCATCCATGCGGCAAGTATATACAGTACATGACAGCTTGGGATTCTATATTAAACCAGAGCATATACATGAGGCTGTTCCTAAAATTATAGAGATATGCAATAACCCTAAAACCCAGCAATACTTCGATTTTGAGCTTACCAAGGTTAAGATGAAGGTATCACCTGAAGTTGGAGCCAATTGGGGTTCATTAGAAGAATACTCTCCCACTATGGATTATAAAACCCTATTAACCAATGATAAATAAGATTGCATTCTGTGGAACCTCAGGTTCAGGTAAAACAACTCTTGTTAAGTATGTAAATGAGGTTCATGGATACCCTTGGATAAATGGCTCAAGTGGAGAGATAATCTCGGCTGAAGCTAAAAAAGAGCTTACCAATACTTATCAAGTGGAGTTAGGTTTAGGGCATCAGCATATCATAAAGAACTCTATGATTAACCCCAGTTTTGGTATAGCCTATCAAAATGCTGTATTGGAATTCAGAGCTCAGCAAATCAAAGAAAATGCCCGGTTTGTAACAGATAGAAGCCCCATAGATAACATAGCCTATTTCCTAACTCAATGCTCCTCTCAGCAACCCCAGCATATCTGCATGAGATTTATAGCTGATGCTATAAGTTTGATAGAGCAGGAGCTAGATTTGATAATATACATAAAACCTGTACAACCTAATAAGGAGGTAGAGGATAATGGTTCTAGAGTAGCCAACTGGGCATATCAGTTTATGGTGGATGCAGTTTTTGAAAAAACTATACATCAACTATTACCTCAAGATATAGTAAATACCAAGGTTAGAACCATAGACTTTTGGGATTTACAACAAAGAAAGGACTATCTAGACGCTTTACTTAAACCCTAAATAGTATGTCAGAGTCATTTAACCCATCAACACTTCCCAAGGAGGCATGGAAGTCTTTTAAGACTGAGCTGCCTGAGATAGGAACTACTATCGTTTGTAAAACCTCCTCAGGCCGGATAAGCCCAGAATTCCAATATCAAGGGCCTAGCACTACACACCAGTATCTAGGAAAGGTTTTTACTCAATGGTTCCCAGTACCCCAGCAATAGAATGAACATAGTTGTCCCAGATAGTAAATATGCGAGAGCTATAATAAATACCCAAGGGAATCCCCTCGCAAAAGAATCTTGCATAAAGCATGGCTTAGAAAGAACTGGTTCTTCCTGTGGTTGTACATTTTATACCTATTTCACAAAAGAGAATTTTACTAAGATTTCTCTGACTTCTCCTATAGTATGGGTATGTCCAAAGACAGGCCTACCAGGAAAGTTTGATAATGGGTATATGTGGATATGCCATAAGATTAAGACCAAATTCTAGGGTATACTATTTATCTAAAATGATAAGAGAATCCCTACTAGCCAAATATGCAGAGACATCCTCTGTGATGAAGGTATCAATCAAGGTAGACTCTGAGGTAGTAAAATTCAATCTAGCGGATGAGTTAAGACTTGACGATGAGAATATCACAGATGAGGCTATCCAACATACTAGCTTATATAGCTTTCTTACCATGGTGCTCACTAGACTTGAGTCTAGAGTTAGAACCTTAGAGAACAAGAGGAAGCATCTTTATGGAAAGCTATACATAAAGTATAAGACTACCAAAGCTGCCACAGGAAGTAGAGCACCTGGAGATGATTTGGTAAAGTCTTATATAGAAGTAAATGATGAATACCAACTTCTCGTTAAAAAGCTAGCTAAGACAGAGGATGATAAGAACCTTATACTCCGATGTGTAAGAGCCTTTGAGACAAGAAAAGACCTTATGCAGACCATTTCTGCAAACCTAAGAAAAGAAACCCATTAAGTATATAACTATGTCAAAACCATCGGCCAATCTCCGAAAAAAACTTGAAGAAAGAAGAAAGCAACTGGCTTCAAAGGGGGGTAAAAACTCCTATTTTACTCTCAAAGATGAGGGTACATTCAGATATCGCCCATTGCCTGTACCAGGTGAAGAGGAATTTGGTGTAGAAGCTATAACCTTCTATTTCAATTCTATAAACCGGTACCTGATATCTCCCATGACCTTTGGAGAACCTTGCGCAGTATATGAATTTAGCCAAAAACTTAAGAACTCTCAAAATGAGGCTGACCAAGCCCTTATGAAGGAGTTTAGACAGCGGAAGGTATATTTTGTACCCCACATCAAATACAAAGATATCAAAGGTAAAGAGATTGATGATGAAGCTGGGGCAAGGCTATTGTCTATGCCATCTTCTTTGTTCCAACACCTCATTGATTTGTATTTGGATGATGAACAGGGGGATTTCACAGACCCAAAGTTGGGCTATGATATTAAGTACACCCGTACTGGTAAGAAACTAGATACCGAGTATAGCATTGTTCCTTGTAGACCCACTCCACTGGATAAGAAGTATGCAAAGAACGTATATGACCCAAAGGCTATGCTAAAGGATATTATACCTTCCTATGAGGAAACCAAGAAAATACTAGATGAGTTCATCTCAGGTGGGTCAGATGCGGATGACGAGGATGAGTCTTTTAAGAAGAAAAAGAAGAGCTCCAGCTCGGACTCAGGAGTAAAAAAGAAAAAGGCTAAGAAAGGAGATATATAATGGCCAAGAAATCAAGCGTAAAGGTTCTTTCGGAAACCGAGCTAAGAAGCAAATATGCCGAAGTATGCTTGAGAGGCTCAGATATCAACAGTAGCTTATATATTCCCTCAAGGGTTATCCCTATAAACTACCTATTAGGAGGAGGACTTCCTTATGGAAAGATTATAGAGGCATTTGGGTATGAATCTACTGGTAAAAGCCTATTGGCTTATGAATTTGCCCATGCTACCCAGAAACTCGGAGGAAAAGTCCTATGGTGTGATGCTGAGTTTAGCTTTCAATCAGATTGGGCTGAGAAGAATGGAGTAAATGCCGACGAGGTTGATATATTAGAAGACCAAGCCTTGGAAGTATTTGCCGATTGGATGAGGGATAGTGTAATATACTATCGTTCCAAATTAGTTAATAATGAACCAATACTGATAATACTAGACTCCCTTGCAGCTTTGGAATGCGCTGAGAACATCAATGCTGACCAAATGGATAGCAAAGCTCAAATGGGTACTAGGGCAAAGGCAGTATATAGAATGTTTCGAGAGAGAGCTAAACTCTTGAAAAAATATGGGGCTACCTTGTACATTGTTAACCAGATACGGCAGAAATCAAATGCATCTATGTTTGAAAGTTCTACCACTACCACTGGTGGGGAGTCCACTAAGTTCTATGCTTCTCAAAGAATAGCCTTTTCTAAGCATTCTGCTATATACGGCAAGATGGGAAAGAAGGGTAGGTTTATAGAAACAGAATATAATAAAGGAGACCTAGTAGGTAGGAATATCTCTCTTAAGATGGAGAAGAATAAGGTAGCTCCCCCAAGGCCGGGTTTCAAAACCCAAGTATACTTCCTAGAGGATGCCACGGGATATGTGGGATTCAATAGGTATATGGGTATGAAGGATATCCTTACTAAACTTGGGGTAATAACAGCTAAAGGAGCTTGGATATCCCATAAAGGGAATAATATAGCCCAGGGTGAGGGAGATTTTATGGCCAAATTCCACAGTGATAAGGAACTTAGGCAGGCTCTGATAGAGGATTCAGGTATAAATACTATATCCAAAACCCGAGCTGCTATAAAAGCTCTTTCTGGAACAAACCTTTACCCGGTAAAGCTTGCTAGTAGCAATGACTCTAAATCTAGGGAGGAAGATAGCAATGACGAATGATAAGAAAACTTATCTAATCCTAGATGGAAGTAATATAGCCTACAGAGCATATTTTGCAATGAAGGGGCTAAGTACCGAAGGGAGAGGAACATCTGCTATCTATGGTTTTCTTAACATTCTGAACTCTGTGGTAGGTAAATTTAAACCTACAAAGGTATATGTTTGTTGGGATGGATTAAAATCCCCCCATAGACTAAAGATACACCCAGAGTACAAGATGAACAGAAAGACAGCATATAACCCCAACTTTGATGCCGAGGATTTCCATGCTCAAAAAGAGGCTATTAAGAAGTTTATATATTACCTAGGCATTAGCCAGGTACATGATACTCAAATGGAAGCTGATGACCTGATTTACATACTAGCTAAAAAGTATGATAAGAAGGGTAATAAGATAATCATTGTGAGCACAGATAAAGACTTCAATCAATTGATAAGCAGCCGAATAAGAGTTTGGAATGACAACAGAAAAGAATTGTTAAGCCCGTTAAACCTAAGAAAATTCTATGGATATGAGCCTCAACAGACTGTTGATTACCTATGCCTTCTAGGTGACACCTCGGATAATATCCCAGGTGTAAGGGGTATGGGAGAAGTAAGAACTATTAAGTTTCTAGACGAATACAGCTCAATAGAGACTTTTTTGGAAGAGGCATCTACATTCGGTTCCATCTCTGCAAAGCTTATAAAAGAGGCTTACACTCGTAATAGAGAGCTCATAGACCTCAAGTATTTCTATGAGAAATATCATAAGGGTAAAGTGGGGCTTACATTCTTCAAGGATAAGAGTAAGCCCAAGCTTAACCTAGAGAAATACCTGAAACTCTGTAAGACGTATAGATTTCAAACTGTACGTACGGATGAGTTTCTTTCAAATTTTAAGAGGCTAAGTAAAACTAATGGTTAATCACAAGATATACTTATGTGGTTCTGCTGGAGTGGGTAAAACTACTCTAGCCAAAGAGGTTGCAGAGCTAACAGGCCTTCCATTCATATCTGGCTCTGCAAAAGAGCTATCTCTAGCTTATGGGTTCAAAAGCCATAAGGAGCTTCTTGAAGCTTTTGAAAAAGATGCAGAGTTTGCAATGCAATACCAATATGGCCTACTTGACTACCGTAAGACCCAGGCTGAAGAGCTAGATGGTTTTATAACCGATAGAAGCCCTATAGATAACATTGCATATTTCTTGTTAAGTCTGGCCCATAAGATTTCTACCGAAAGGGCAAGGGAATACATAGAATATGCATTGGAGTCTATAAAGGAAGGTTCTAAGGTTGTATTTCTTCAAAGGCATCCCGGTATAGCTTTAGAGAATGATAACCATAGACTTCATAATGAGTATTACCAAGCCTTAGTAGAATATACCATAGCGGGTGTTATCAATTCATTAGAGAAAGGTAGTCCACTATATCCATCCGAATCAAAGCAAATATGGTCCATGTTCCAGATAAAAAGCTGGGACTTAGAGGAAAAGATTGAGTTTATACTAAAAATTTCAAAATACCGATAATCATGGAGCCCAAAATACAATTTAATACCCTTGTTAGATTCACAGAGTTTTTTGGTGGAGAAAGAAAAGATGGCATTTGGCGAGTAATAAACTTTTGCCATATAGCCGGGCATAATTTTCCCACGACCGAAGCAGTTATGCTAAGCCGCCAAGACCCAGAGCTCTTTGAGCCATCTCAACTTGGGGCCATTCTAGTTATACCCAGAGATTCATTCTTTGAACTTACTACTGAGGTAAATTAGATGGCAAAAACCCAAGTAGAAGCGATAGCTTTCTCAGATATACACCTTAATGACTGGGCACAAAATAACCCAGAAAACATAAGGACTGTAGAAGGTTTAGAAATAATAAAGAAGCTTTCTAAAGTTTCGATTGCCAATGGTAAGGTTCCCCTGATATTCTCAGGGGACCTTTTTCATAGGGATACTTACATACACCAGGTAGTAAATCATCAAGCCCTAGTTACTTACAAGGATTTCATAGAATCCGAGGGAATCCCTTTTGTAGCTATAGCTGGAAACCATGATATGTGTGAGAAAAACTACTACAAGGAACATAGAAGTCCTACTCATCTGGACATCTACAGGGATTTATTCTCCACCTTTAACCTTCTGGACTTTAGCAGCAAGGTAGTGGGTAATATAAAGTACCATGGTATACCCTATATCAACGGCAATAAGAATTTTGTTGAGGCTGTTATAGACTTATCTAAGGCTATAGACAAAACTAAGTTTAACATTCTGCTTGTTCATACGGATTTACCCAATGCAAAGAACGAATTTGGAATAGACCTAGACACCCATAACCTTGAGCCCTCTATCTATGAGCTTTTTAAGAAGTGGGACCTTTGCCTATCTGGCCATATCCATCTTAACCAAAAACTAAGTGATAATACCTATATGTTGGGTGCTCCAAACCAACAGGACAGGGGGGAGTATTCGAGCAAATTTGGGTATTGGTTAATTTATAATAAGGCGGGTGTGCTGAAACCTAAGTTTGTCGAATTGGCTGGTTATAGATTTGGGGAACCCGAGCAGTCAACAGAGCCCGAGATGGAAATAGATGAAGAGCTTTCTACGGAGGAAAGCTTAAAAGGAGCTTTCTCAGATATCACTAAAAGGGCCTCTATAGCGGAGTCCTATTGCAAAGCAGTGGGAAAGAACGACCAAGAATATATCCAAACTCTAACTGACCTACTACAGAATGCTTGAGCTTATAGCCATAGAAATAGAGGGTTTTGGCTCAATCATCAAACCCATTGAGTATAAACTTAATACTCCGGGCCTAACTATAATCAAAGGTAAGAATGGTTCGGGTAAGACCTCCATACTATCAGCCATTTCTTGGGTTATTTATGGAAAGACTCTAAAGCAATCCAACTCAGTAGAGCCCTGGCCCGAAGTTATTGCTAAAGCACAAGGCTATAAAGGTACTAGGGTAACGCTAAAATGCTGTATAGATGGTGAAGAAGCCACTATAATAAGGCACGCTAACTACACTGGTAAAACTCTGGGATACAAAGGGGCAAATAGGCTAGTTCTGTTGCTAGGGGGAAAAGAAGTGATACTGAGGGATAAGGGAGATATAAAGAAGGCTGTGCTAGAAAGAGTAGGTATGAGTTTTGAGTTGTTCAAAAATGCTATCCTATTTGGCCAGAATCTTAACAGGCTCATATCTGAGAGTGGGAGCTCAAAAAAGGAGATACTAGAAGAAGCCTTTGAACTAACCTACCTAGCTAGAGCTAAAGCCCTTGCGGAAACTAGGCATAAGGTCGTATTAGCCGAAAGCAATGAGCTATACGCAAAAGTGGAGTCTGATGAGGTTCTTTTGAAATCTACCAAGGAGAAACTAACCATCATTAAAAATGCCCAAAAGGTATTTAAAGCTGAAAAAAGAAGAAGGCTGGAAGCTTTAACTAAAAAGCTATCTGATTATAAATCCCGGCTTAAAGGTAATAGCAAGGATATAAAGGTTGAAATAAGAGCCCTAAAAGCTCAACTTGATGAGCTTGAGGGTAAAAGGGATTCATGCCAGGACACTTTGACTAAGATTTTAGAGCTAGCTAAAGTACAGAGAGATTATGATAACACTACGGATGTTTGTGGTAGATGTGGTTTAAAGATACACCCAGACCTCATAAAGATTCAAAAAGCTACCATAAAGAAAGAATTAACAAAGCTTAAAGCCAGCATAAAATCAGACTCTAGTAAAGATAAGCTTAAATCTAAACTAGATTTAATAGATTCAAAGATAGAGTCACTAGAGGATAGAATAGAGAAGCTAGAGTCTACCTTAAAATCCAACTCCCATATCAAAAGAGAGATTAGAGAGGTATCTAAGGAAATTAAAGTAGAAAAGGCCAGGAAATCCCCTGAGGTATCTAAAGACCCAAAGGCAATAGAAAAGATTACATCTACCATAGAACAGTTAAGGGCTTCTATAAAAGAGAGTAAAGCTAAATTACTAAAGCTATCCCAGAAGAACGAGATTTTAACCTGGGCTATAAAACAACCATTATCTAACTCAGGAATAAAAGCGTATGTATTTAACTCAATGCTGGATAAGCTAAATGAGAGGCTTAAATACTACGCAGAATACCTAGGTTTCAGGGTAGAATTTGGTATAAACCTAGAGTCAGCAAGAAAGGATATATATTCTCTAGTGTACCAAGGCCAATATATGAGGTATTACGAGGAGCTATCTGGAGGCCAACAGCAATTGGTTGATGTATGCACAGCCTTCGCTCTACATGATTTAGTAGCCGATGACAGGGGTATGAAGGTTCTTTTTATGGATGAAGTATTTGAATCATTAGATAGGGATAACATAGAACTAGTTGGAGAGTTGATAAAACTTATGGCAACTAACAAAAGCGTACATTTGATTACTCACATTGAGGACTTTGTAGTAAAGAATTCTAATCTAGTGAGGGTTTCAATAGATGCTAACGGCCAAACCCAACTCTCTTATAATTGAGATATGTTCCATTCTACATACCCTTCAGCCGTATAGCGTATTTGAAGATAGGGTTGGGTATTTCAATACAGGGGGAGTTATAGTTACTCCCTACCATTATGCCCCAGTAATAAGAAGGTATCAAGCTTATTTAGAGTTTTGCTTAACCATCAATAGAAAGGCTCTTTTTGTATTTCCATGCTTTCAGGGGGATGCATCCTATAGCTCGGGTATTGCAGGTTATTGTAGGGAAACACATAAAGCGCTTAAGCTACAAATTCCCGACTGGCCAAATATATCATACAAATCTGCCTATAGAAAGGTGGATAGGTCTAGTGCATTAACATCTCGGTTTATAAGGTATTCCATGATAATACCCATAAACATTGCTTTTTACCCTATACATCATTGGTACTACCTAATGCCTAGGAAGCCACTTGGAGTTGAGCCAGATATAATACAGGCATATACTCCATTAGCTAATAAACTGATGTCTCTATACCTAGAGCTTTTTAAGCCAGATGCCATATTTATATTTATGTCTCCAGAGGAAAGCCCACCATTACTTATTGAGCATAATTACATAGTGGGTAAAAGTATGAGAGAGGGATTGGAGAAATGGATATTCAATAAGCTGACTGCAGGCCATACGACTATTATATGATATGGCTAAGATAAATTCCAATAGAAAGGGCGCTAAGGGTGAGAGAGTAGCTTGTAATGTTTTGAAGGAGTGGAGTGAACTCGAATTCTCTAGAGTGCCCCGTTCTGGAGCATTGAGGTGGAAAAAGACTGATAACATTGTAGGAGACATAACTTGCACAGAGCCAAACCATATTTGTTATATGGTTTTTGAAGTCAAGCTTCGAAAGTCAATATCCATCAATGACCTGATAATGGCTAAGAAATCGGATATAATGGAGTTCTGGTCTCAAGTAACAGAAGATGGCATAAGAGGAAAGAAGGTACCCGTGCTTATGATGAGATATGATGGACTATCACCTAAGGACTTTTTCTTTATAGCGATACCAACCGAATTTTACCGAGCCCTAAAGAGCAAGGGTGTAAATTTCAAGGAGTATCTAATCTACTCTAAAACCTTAGTAATAATACCCAGTAATGAGCTTATTGCAGTATCATACAAGCTTGTTAATAAGGTAGCTAAAAGTCTAATCCAATGAACTACGTTTGGTATATAGCATATATAGATTCTAAGTTCTATGCCAAGGCGGGTAAGGAGTTAAAGAGATTCCCCATAAAAGATATATGCATATACCAACCCAGAGTATCTATAGTTAGAAAAATTGCAAGGGGCAAACAAACCACTGTGGAAGTCCCTCTGATGTTTAACTACGGTTTTGTTATGGTACCAAAGGGCCATAGCAAATCCCTATTTAACAAATTGAAGTCCGATATCTCATGTATAAGTGGATGGTTATATGATTACACTAAGAAGAATCCAAAAGTTTGTCAAGTATCTGCTAAAGAAGTAGAGAGCATAACAGAGATGGAGGGCCTGTACGATATTTATGATAATCGGTTTATAGAGGCTTTAAAACCCGGGATGTTTATCACTCTCCAAGGCTACCCTTATGATGATTTACCAGTTGAGGTAAAACACATAGACTACAAAAGCAAAAAGATTCAGGTATCCCTAGTTGGGATGAAGTCTACACTCGCTAATAATATCACGGTTGACTTTAGCCATGTTTACTACTCAGTGTATAATTCAGATTACAAGGAGCGTTCACTAAATAACCCCAGCTTAGATGAGTTCTTAGAAAGGCGGAAAGACCTAGTAGATAGGCTTATGTATAATAACAACTTTGTAGATTACTTGAACATAGATGATATTGATGGCCAGTAGAATAGATGCCTTTTCATTGCTCACTCCAGAGGAGCAATCCAGTCTACAAATGCAGCTCGGCTTTGATAAATCCTCTTGGGAAGCTGGCTCAATAATGGGTAAAGCTCACTATAAATACCTGGAGATATTTACACGAGCTAAAGTATTTGTAAAGCTTGCATCCGATTACATAAGCTGCACGGGTTCATTAGATATTCCCCAGAAGCTAAAATTAGATGAAGCCTTTAAGACCTACATCAAATCCGCTATCTTTCAGAGACTTCCCATAAAGGGGATAATTGGGGCATGCTCAAAGGTAGATGTTAAGTATTCTAGTAAGGGCTACAGGGACGATTGCATAATAAAGAACATCGCTAAGCTAAATAGGCTAGGAACCCTTGAAGCCAATGCCCTATTAAACTTGATATTTGAGTTTGACCGATGGAACAATTTTAGGATATTACCTAATTCAATTCAAGAGCCCCACGGGTTCAAGAGGCGTAATAAGAATAGGTACAAAAAACTAATTTTAATAAGCCTAAAGCTTAGTAATGAGTTAGTTAGAAAGATTGAGGAACGCTACCAGGTAAAAAAACTAACCCAGCATACAATATATGTCCCCGTCTTAAGGAAGTTAAAGGGAGAGTACACTTACACTATACTAAGGTTAGCTAAAACTCCTGGTTGCCTCACCTTAATTAACCGAAGCCTTTTGTTCGCTTTTGATGATTCAGAGCTAGCTATAGAATATGGGGAGTATATAATAAATTACTATAACCGAGAGGAAAAGACTTGCGTGTCTGGCCAATCC